TGAATATCAATGATGACTGGAGAAATTTTACCCTCTTTTTTACGAATTACCCTGCCCACTAGCTGTGTGAGTAAGGGTTCGTTGTTTACTGGTGTACCAAGTATGAGACAGCTTAGTGTATCAACTGATATACCCTCTGAGAAAATTGCCTGCGTTCCGTAAAGAACCTCTTTATCCCCATAAAGAATTTCATCTACAAGCGTTTCTCGATCTTCGTGAGATACTTCACCAGTTACACAAATTGCTTTGTCTCCAGTGAGTTCTGCACATCTTTTCAAAAAGCTAACACGATCACTTACTACTAGCACTTTATGCCCTCTTGCGGCGTAGGCCGCGGCAAGCATACTTATTGTATGTTGATATTCTTCATCAGTAGCCAGTTTTGTTACTCTGTTAGCCCAGGGAATCTTTGCACCATCCATGAAACGAATCTCTGATGGTACAATATGTACTGTAGGGGTCATATAGTTTTCTTTAGGTGGCTTAAAAAGAGTATTACCAAAGTAATCTCTGAACACAACGTGCTTTCCATCTTTTCTTTCTATAGTACCCGATAGACCGATCTTATATCTACAGTAATTTGTATCTAAAAGTTTACTAAAGGTAGGACTACTAACGTGATGCATCTCATCAAGTATGATAGTGCCAAACTCCTTACGAATCTTCTCGATATTGCGGTATAAAGTCTGAGTATTGCCAATCACGATAGGAGCGTCAATTTCAAATCTACCACTGCCTATGATGCCTGGTTCAAAACCATAGACTTTCTTTACTTCTTTTGCCCACTGATTTCGCAGAGGGACAGTGTGGGTAATAACGAGAGTCTTTTGACCTAGCTTGCCTGCGATTGCAAGACCTGTAAATGTCTTACCCCAACTGACCCATGCGTTAATTATACTATTGTCTTCGATTTCATCATAAACCGCTTGCTGACTTGGTCGTAAATCAAACTTAAAGTCAGGAAAGTCCACAGGTTTGTTTACTCGCTTATCGACTATTTCGTAGTGCGCCGGTATTAAATCCGTACGTCCTATTGGTAGTGATACTAACCCATTACGAATAATGCCCATATTCTTAATGATCTGGGGCGGATCTAAAGGGTTGTGCGTAGGAATTGAATATGTGAGCTCTTTGTCGATCTTCTCTTGGAGATCAGCACCGCATTCCATATAAATTCTGTGGCTTATGACTGCCTTCATAGTTCAAGTTCGTTCTTAGCAATAATATAAGTTTTAACAAACTCTGATCGAACAATGTCTTCAACCTCAAATTCTATAAAGGTGAATAGACCCATACGTTTCAATACTTGGAAGAAATCTTTAATACCATTTCCTCTTAAGTCAGCTTGTCGGAAGTCTCCACAAAATATAACTCTACAGTTCTCTCCCATACGGGTGATAATAGAGTCTAGCTCATGGAAGGACATATTTTGGCACTCATCAATAAGAATAACCGCATCTCGTAAAGTAATTCCTCGAATAAACGAAGTAGTCATAAACTCTACTAGATTTTTCTGTTTAAGAATCTCATAGGCATCTCCTCGACCAAATAAGTCGTTTGCAATATCTTTATAAGGCTCTTCATATACAGAGGCTTTCTCTTTTTCAGTGCCTGGCAGAAACCCGATATCTCGTGTAGGTACTGCACTTCGTATAATTACTAGCTTTTGATAGTCTCCCTTAGCCATATCATCAAACGCTAGGTAGGAAGATATAAAGGTTTTACCTGTTCCTGCTAATCCATGCAGTACCAAGTTATTCGTTGCATCAAATGCTTTCAGTTGGTTACGTGTTAAAGGTTCAATCTCTCTCAGATCAAAGTTCACACCTGATAGAGTTTTACGTCTTTTAGCCATATTATACTTTTCTTCTAGTGTCTTTGAGTTTCTCGGAAGAATACTCATAAAGCATCCACGGTATTCCATGTAGATGCAGAACCCCTGCCCATGTTTGTCCATCTTCGGGAGGGCGTGGTACGGTAAAAGGAGCATTGTGCCCCTTTACCCATATTAGTGTAGCATATTCTTTACGCTCCACTTTCTTAATTTTCATATACTTTAGAGGTGTTAGCTTTGTCTTTTCATAAATGAAAGGCTTGCCCTTACTATCTACAAAGTACTTAGTAGTTTGCTTCATCAATCCGTTTGGAGCAGTTACAGCTTTCTTTAATTCATACTTATCTTTAAAAGGGGTCTGCATACGTCTAGCGCCAATGGTACTACCCATTTGGTTATAGTCGTCTACTAACTGACCATCACAAAACAATAATCCGTCTGTTGTCTCCCAGTTGCTCGAGTCCATCAAGAAAGCAGGGAATGTGATCTTTGTAAAATCTCTAAAAGTAATTACCATAGTTACTCGGCTAAACCTAACTTTTCATCTGTGTCTAGTATTTGCTGAGATGCTTTCACCCACTTTTCAACTGTAGGATTATAGTCTGTTCTATTTTGAAAGTTATCTACAACCCACTGAGCCATATTCTTACCCTTTCCGTGAGGTGATAGTACCCATATTAAATCTGTATTACTCATGTTTTATCCCTCTCAGCTTGTTCAAAAATTGCATTTGTAATTATAGTAGGTACTATAATAGATAAATGCACCGCTATTGACACAGGAATACTATACCCTAACCAACCCATGTAATAAATGGCAATGATTCCAAAGAACCCGCACCACATTACAAATAATGCCATAAGAAGGTATCCTTGCATTACAGGATCGGGTATAAACCTTAGAGGGTTGTATCTTAAATCCATTATACTACGATATATTTCAACTATTCTTTCTCCCATATTACTCTCCTGTTTCTAGTTGTTCGCCGTACATTTTATCAAACTTACCGCCAGAATAATCTTCATGAACAATCTCAAAGTCACAACCTACTGGAGCGCCAGGAATAGACAATCCTCTATCCATTTGTATGTACTCTGCGAGTTTTTGCATATACTCTTCTACTTCCTCTTCTGGCACTTCTGCAAGGATTGAATCGTGTACTAGTGCAAAGATACGAGCCTTTTTATTATTGGCTTTAATCCATGCGTTCATGTCTATAGCACCTAAAAGGTTAATATCAGAAGCAGCAGACTGCACCAGAAAATTAAGACCAGACCTAATGCTATGACTCTGGATGCCTTTGTCTGTCGAAGCGACATTTGGTAATCTCCTCTTTCTTCCGAAGAAGCTGTAAATGAATCCATTTTGTTTGATAAACATTTGGTTTTCCTCAATCCAAGACTTTAGCTTGTGAAACGCATTGAAGTATTCATCAATAACATCCTGAGCATCTGCCCTAGTAAAAGGTTTACCACTATCTTTTGATACTTGTTCACTGATCTTGTTAGCACCTGCACCGTACATGATGCCGAATGTTACGGCTTTTGCCGCCTGTCTTTGTGTACTAAATTTCTCAGCTACTTCTTCTACAGGGCAAGGTAGTCTAAACACTTTCTTAGCAATTGTACTGTGGAAGTTGCCTCCCGACTTAAATACATCCATCAATGCTTTGTCTTTTGCTAAGATAGCCGCTACATATACCTCTGCTGTTGTTAAATCCATTGCAACGATTTTGTTGCCTGGAGCTGCTTTGATACACCCTTTTACAATAGGATTATCTCTAGGCAGTTGTTGCATGTTAAGTTTACCACTAGAGCTAAGCCTGCCACTAGTAGTACCATGCAAGTTGAAACCTGTACGCAGTCTACTATCTCTATCCAACTGCGGTAAGATTTTGTCCAAATAAGTATTTTTAATTTTGGACTTTTGTCGAATATTGAGGATAAGTCCTGGGATGTGGGATTGCTCGCCGAGAGCTTCAAGAACTTCCGCATCTGTAGAATGTGCGCCAGTGCCTGTCTTTTTGCCAGTAGGATTGAGACCAACGTAGTCGAACAACAAGCTACGAAGCTGCACAGTAGAATTAGGATTGAAATCTTTTCCATTTAATTTCTCAAATTTACTAATGGCAGGATCTTTGTATAGCTCTGCTACTGCGTCATCAATCTCCTGTTGCATGAGAGACTGAGACTTTACTAGCCGTAATTTATCAAAGGGTACGCCATTGTCTTGGATGTCTGTTAGGAAACGGCAACCAGGAATAAGTATATTGTCATAGACTTTTGCTAAACGTTTATTCTGCTTAATTTTTACAAACTTCTCGAAAAGCAAATACGTTACTGCAGCATCCATGCCTGCATATAGTTTCATAATCTCAAAAGGAATATCACCCCAGTTAAAATCATTTTTAAGAATGCCATGTTCTTTACGATACTGGTCAATCCAGTCATACATTGGCTTCTCATAATCCCCGTACTTTGTGTACTTGATAGCTAACTGCTTTAAGCCGTGTGTACCAGGATTTTCATCTATTAGATAATGTAGTAGCATTGTGTCCTCGAAGTGAGGAAACTCAAAGTTGAAATGATACTCAAAGAAAGCCAGGTCAAACTTTGCGTTATGAAACACTACTGCTTTTTTATTAAAGAGTTCTTGCAATAGACGCTCAGACTCTTCGTCTAAGCACTCTGTGTCTATGTATGCGCCACGATCTTGCTCATAAGATAGCGATAGACCAAGCATATGCCCATCACGTGGGTATAGTCCTGTAGTCTCCGAATCGAGTGCAATATAAGGACTAGGAGCGTCTATAGCTGCTTGAAAGAAAGCATTGGCTTCTGCTGTATCTTGAATACCCCAAGCGTTGTACTCGGTAATAACCGTATCTTCTATTTCGCCTTTGATATATCCAATGATACTTGCTTTGGAATCTTCCCATGTTCTTTTCGCCTCTGGTTTAAATGCGAGCATGGCAGGGTTAATGACAGGTAAGAACTTCTCTTCTACTTTCTTACCAGAATATTCTGTAACTGAGTTGATGGGGGTGAAGTATTTAAGAGCATCACTTCCCACTAGAATTACCCAGTCGTAGTCGTCTGTATTGATCTCAATATCACAATCTCGTTTCAATACTTTTTTGAGAGTAGGGTCAGAGCAAAGTTGATATTGATCAAACTCAAATGCGTCATCGAACTCTCTTTTAAAATTTGTTTTACTTGGTTTAGTTTCTACTAATGCAACTTTAGGCATATAATTTACTCTTTAGTTTCTGTACTGTTTGTAAGGGTAAAGCTCCGGGATCACGATCCTTAAGGCTCACATTTCTACTAGCTAAACCTACTCGCTCAGCCATTTCTTGAACTTGTTTGGAGGCGTTCTGCCCTGCCTCATCTCCATCAAAGAATACAATTACTTCATCTACACCTTGTATAGAAAGCATACGTAATTTATCCTCATTAATGTTCTTTGTGCCGAAGCAACAAACTGCATTGTCTAGTCCTTTATCATGCAGGTTTACCATATCATATATACCTTCTACTAATACGACGGAACCTTGTATAGGCTCTACTACAGGGTATAAAGGCATCTTCGCACCCGCAGGCGAGATCATATACTTAGGCGTTCCGCCTGTTGTATGACGACCATTGAATGCTACAATACGACCAGATATATCTCTTACAGGAAACACAATCCTACCAATATGATCAGGATCATGGTGTTGAAACGCTTCAAACTTCTTGTATGTTTCAGGCTTAATATCTCTCCAGTTTCCTGTATAAGGAACAATATTCCGAGGAAAAGACAAACCAACCGACTCAGACCTCTTAGCTTTAATAGTCTTTTTTAATAGTTCTCGTCTGAGTTGTAGTTGGTTTGCCTTTTCGCCGAAATGAGTAAAAAGGTTTCCTTTATAACCACAAGAGAAACACTGAAACACGCCAGTAATACGATCAATACGCATACTAGGATTCCTATCATCGTGGTCAGGATTAAGACAACGTACTAACGCATCTGCTCCTTTGGGTATAAAATAAACATCTCTAGCTTTTAATAGTTCTTCTACTGTCAACGTCCGATATCCTTTACATTTTCGCTACTGATTACTTGGTAAGCACCCTTGTTATAGGCAGGTGCTACTGTGAAGGAAGCATTGTCCGCATAACTGCGATCAGGGGCTTCGCAAGTACCTACACCATCGTCGGCAGATTTATAGTGAGCTGTTTCTCTACGATAGGTATTGGCAACCTCCAAAGGTTCAAACTTAGGAGTATAAGGTTTAGACTTCGGTAAAGGCTTGCGCTTTCTACCTGAAGCTGTATGTCGTAAACTGCCGAATGTAAGTGCCATATTGCTTCTCCTTCTTGAAAATGTCCGTATATTATACGACATATCACATGAGAAGTCAAGAACTATTTTTAAATATCATCAATTTCTTCCCCAGTTTTATGGGAAGAATCTTCACGTTCTTTAGGAGTGAGGGCAGACTCGGGGCCGATCTTCAGGCTATCCCAATCTACTTCTGAGGTAAATGACTTCATAGAGGCTGAACGCATTTTCACACAGTTGAGTGTAATACAAGCATCTTCATGATCCCACGTTTCTAACGTGTAGGCAGCATCTGCCGCATCAAGAATACCTTTAGCGAATCTAGCTTCTCCACTAGCATCTGTTTGATATGGTGAGAATACTGTGCAGTCGTATTCTTGTGCCATAGATTTTAAGGCTTTACTAACTTCAATCTGCTCTGTCCAGTCATATTGCCCACCTGTACGTGATGGTAGACTCGACCGCTTTACCTGATTAATATAGTCAACAATAATGACACCAACATTCAGAGGTTTGACTTTTTTGTCAAGCTCTGCACGAATCTTGGATAATGTCAAAGAAGGCTCATATACTACATCTAACTGCTGAGTCGGGAGGAGCTCATGGTTAGCTTTTAGTACATTATGCAACTTGTCAAAGTCACGATGTTCTCTATACTCCTTCAAGCGGTCTTGTCCATCAACGTAACGATTTGCCCACCAATTAGCAACTTGCTCCCACTCAGTAATATTTAAATTCTGAGTACGCAGACGCGCAAAAGGGATTTTAGTAGCTATGGAACAGCATCGCTGGAGGATAGATCGGCTATCCATCTCAATAGTGAAATAAATAGCCGACTTACCACTTTCGTACACATTGTTAGCAATGTTTGCACAAATAACAGATTTACCTGCACCACGTCGTCCACCGACCATAACCAAATCTCTAGGAGAGAACTGGATTTCATGATCGTACTCTTCATTGAGTCCGAACTTCATGTAACGGGCTAAATCTTCTTCTGGCTCGAACAGTTCAATACGTTGCATACTTTCCTGTGGGTCTTCAAGATCAACCTTATCTTCAATGTCTAAAACAATCTGATGAAGGTGGTTTACTGACTCTTCTGCATCCTCGAATGCAACAGAGTTTTCTACATAATCTTCTAGCGAGTCCAGAATTTCTTTCTGAGTATATTCGTTTTTCAGGTACTGAAGAAGCATCTCGGCGTCGGCATCGACTTCGACAGCTTCAATCGCAAAAAGTTTTTCACGAGTAGCAGAATCACGAATCTCATACTTGAGATCTTCAACTGTGGGCATTTTATGAAAGGTCTCGCAGTGCTTATCAATAATCTTATAAAGACTATGATACTCACTTGGCAGATAATGCCTGTGCGTTACACTCCAGGTCTGAAAGTCCTGTAGCTCGAGCACTTGCTTTATAAGAGCCGATGCGATATTCAATTATAAACCCTCCCAAGTTTAAAGATGTGGGCAGACCCCGAAGAGCCTGCCCGTAATAGTACTAAGTTAGATTAAGCTGATGCTTTTTCTTTCTTAGCGGCGCCATCATAGTCAGAAGCAGTTAAGCCACGACGAGTTAGCATAGTCTTAACGCCACGAGCAGTTTTACCAATTGACTCAGCAATTGCTTCAACAGTCATGTCGCCGACTGAAAGGTCAGCCAAAGGATCTTCTTTAGAAGCGCCTTTAGTTACTTCTTGCTTAGGAATAGCGTTGATGTCACCAGAACGTAACAAGCTAAGAGCTTTACCACGTACTGAGTTAACCGAACGGCCTAGAGCTTCAGCGATTGCTTCAACGAACGCACCGTCATTTACTAATGAAACGAAAGTTTGCTCTTCTTCTGGGCTATAAGTACGTACAGCTTCTACCTTAGGGGCAGGCTTAACGTGATCAGTCAATTCCATAGAAAGAATTTTACCTTGAATAGACTTAGGAGAGAACGCGCCATCTTCGAAATGACCTGCGATTTCTGCATAAGTATATTGACCGCTGTTATCAGAAACAAAAGAGGCTAGAGTAGCTTCTTGAGCGTCTGTGAACGCACGGCTTGCTGATGCTGAAGCTAGTTCAACATCAAAACCCATTTTACGTAGTTTGCTAGAAACTGAACGGGTTGAAGTTTCAAGCTGATCTGCTGCTTCTGCAACAGTTGCTTGGCTCACAGGTGACTCGTCACCTACGAAATTTGTAAGAGCGTCTGTACGCTCGTCTGTCCACTTAGGAAGTGCCATATTTTATTCTCCAATAAAATCTAATAAATTAGTTATGATTTCTACGCCAGATTCTCTGGCTTTAGTTGTTTTTGCGGATTCAACTCCGCTCTCGTTTACCAAATGTGTTACATCTTTTGTTAAACTTGATTTGGTCAAGTAACCGAGCTCTTCTAGTACAGCGTTTGCTTCTGCTTTAGTTTTGAAACTTTTTAGTTTACCACTAATGCAGACCACGCCTTTTACAGCTTGAACAGCACGAGGCTGAACAAATTGAAAGTCAAAAGGCAGAAGGCTAATAGAGTAGAACTCTTCTTCGATCCATGCAGTAAGATTACTACTTGCCTTATCACCAAGTCCTGCGGAGCGGCACAAATCATAGTCTATTTCTTCAATATCTTTGCAGACCTTTGATAGCTTTTCCGAAGCAGTTTTGCCGATAAGCGGGATACTAAATGCAGGTAATAATACATTTAGAGGTGCGAAGCGAGAGTTCTGTAGTTCATCTAGTAACTTAACAGCCAAGACTCTTGAGCCAATGCTATCTTCCATTTCCTCAAGTGTAAGGTTATACAACTCTTCGAGAGTTACAACACCCAATTTCTTGATGGTTGCTGGACCAAGCCCTTTGATCTTCAATGTCTTAGCAAAGTGTTCGATTAACTTCAGAGACTTCGCTCCGCAGTTGGGGTTTCTACAATACAAAAGAGAGTTGACCTCCTCAAGAACCGAATCACAGCTAGGGCAATTACTTGGCGCTTCGATGAATGTCATGGTCTCTCCTCTGAAATTGAATATGTATTATACGGAATTTTAACGTTTCTGTCAAGAATTATTTTTTCACAGGTCACGAAGGTTCAACCCGTCTGACAATGCGAGGTATAATCTCGCCAGAACGTATAACTTCTACTTGACACCCAATCTCAAGATCTAGGTCACGTATATACTCAATATTGTGCAATGTGGCTCTAGACACTGTCGCTCCGCCTATCTCAATGGGATCAAGAATCCCAACTGGACTGACTACACCACTTTTGCCTAGCTGCCACACCACATCAACCAAAGTTGTAATTTCACCCATCTTCTGCTCTTTGAGAGCAAAAGCACCTCGTGGGTGATTCGAGGTGTGTCCTATATTCTCAAACTCAAAATTATCTTTTAGACGATATACTATACCATCTGTGGGATAATCCGTGCAATCAAAAGAAAGTGCAGTATTGAAACCCATAAGCTCAAGACTTTTGAGGGTCTCGTCAAAGTTTCTATCTACTGCCTTCTCTTGTCCGTAAGCTACGAAGGCCAGAGGACGTGTTGCAAACTCTTCAAGATCATTCAAACCGAGCGACCCCGAAGCGAAGTTACGAGAATTAGGGACACTACTTGGTGCTACTACTTCACCAGTGATCTGAACCATAGCTTTAACACTAATGATTTCAGGTACTAGCAGACGCATCTTATCTGTGATGTCTCTGCCCTGTATGCCGTCACCTCTGGTAAGAGCTAACTGGAGTAAACCCTCAACATACAGCAGTGAAACAGCGGCTCCATCAAGTTTAGGAGTCTCAATGCAAGCCTTTATATTTAAAGGTGCATCATTAAGATCAAAGCATTTTTTAAGCGAGTACATACGATAAGTATGAGGAATAGCATCAGTAACTTTATACCCTACGGCATTGTACTGGTGTCTCTCCGCTAGAAGATCGAACTCTTCGTCCGACATAAACGGAACACCTTCATAGTATGCTTCACACGCTCTATCTAAAAATTCTTTCACTTATAGTTCTCCTAAAATTGAAATACTATTATACGGAATTTTAGGAAAACTGTCAAGAACTATTTATAGAGATCCTGAATTAAATCGGAAAAATGTTCCTCAATTAAACTTTTAGACTCAGCTAGAGATAGTATCTCAATTAACCCTGCAAAGAGTTCTCTTGAGTTTGTCAGGTCAAGCGGCATAGCTACACCTTCTGGAGTAGGCTTCCACTCTTCATCGAAGTCCATGTAGTATTTACGTAAGTGCATATACTCTATACCACGAAAAGTATTGATAGTCAGACGTATCTGCTGTTCTTTTACTTTATCGTAGTGTATTACACGAGAGTAAGCCTCTGGTGCTTGATACAGGTCCACTACCTTCTACCTTCGTTCTTTAATATAGATGAAAGAGGTACTACACTCTGTACATTCGAAGGGCGTAATAAACGATAGGAATCAGTATCCCAACAGAAAAACAATAAAGTTTGATCTGTTTCTTTTGCTCTATTCTTTTTAGTTTGAATATAAGGTGTACTAAAGTCCAATGTACATACATTGTATTTTAGCTTTCTTGATTGTTCACTACGATAAGTAATGATTGCGTCCCCGTACTCATGTACGAGTTTGGCTAGTTGTTGCTTATTCACTTTAGCTCCTTTGTAGTAATTCAGCAATAATTATTGTGATGTTACATACTGTTTGGTGCTTTCTGTGAATACAAAAATACCCCACTAGCCGAAACTAGTGAGGTAGGTATTTAGCCTTCGTTAATCGCAGTGATTACTTTGGTGAAATACTGTGATGCTTTACCAGTCAACTTACCGATGATTTCCTCATCGACTTCTTGACCTGCATCACCAAGTGCTGCAATGAGTGCTTCTGCAGCTGCTGCTTTAGATACTCTTGTGCTACCACCTGTAGAACCGCCACTAGATTTAGCAGCAGGTGTTTTCTTAACATAAACGCCAGCTTTGGTTAAGATCATACGAACACCGTTAGGTGACTCGTCTAATTCTTCTGCAATATCTTTTACAATCTCCATACTGGTCTCTGGAGTTGGTTCTGCTTCTTCGTACATTGATACTGCTTGTGCTTTCTTATCGTCGTCCCACGCCATTTTGCGCTTCCTCTTGTTAGGTTGTTTATATCCTGGGCAAGTACCCAGAGCTTTAAGTTGTGAAAGGTAGAATCTATCCGACATTTGGTTATTCCCCTAAATTTGAAATGATATTATACGGCAATTTAAGGACTTCTGTCAAGAAGTATTTTTTATAACCTGTCAATTCTTACCCCATATTGTTTCAAATGTTCTAGCTTACATAACTCATAAGCAGGAACATATGCAGAGAAACCGCCTGCTGTTACATTCGAAAAGAAAGTATCTTCGCTATCAACCTTCTGTTTAACATATACTGCGTATACAGGACAGCCGTACTTGCTTTCATAATCAGTGTTTGCTAGACCTTTCTTGCTTGCAACATATTCTGGAGTGAGTCGTGCGTGTACTTCTACCGCGCCATGATAAGTCGCCGACCACGCAACCTCCCCTTCCGCATAGTCATCTGACAGGAGAGCATCCGGATAATAGTGCGACCCAAGTTTTTCTTCTTTATTCGCAGGACGCTGGGGTACACCGACCTTTTCGAGTAATGCTCGAACAAAGGAAGGGGATCTGAAAAGGGACTTAGAAATCTCTGAAATCGTCCCGCCTTGCAGGTAGCTCTCGCAAGCCTCCGCAATTTCAGCTTGAGACGCGGGTCGACCCCGTAGCTTTTTCTTGCGTTGTGCAGTGTATGCTTTCTTTTCATGATACTCCTCGATAATCTTATTTAGCCTAGTAGTGTTGTAGGCTATGTTTAGAATATCGCAGGCTTCCTTTTTAGTTATTGCCTTTGTTGTAGTGGGGGCTGAAGAACTGGGGTTTAGAAGGCTTATTACCTTCTCGATGTTTTGTGTCGATAAGTTCTCGTAGTCCTTCTTTTTTACTACTTTCCGCGCCATATTCTAACTCCAATAATAATTCGCAATAATGAATGATTTTCTTTACGTCCTCTGCACCGTTCTTAGCTTTGTGCCGAGTCGCATACTTTATGATGTTTCCTTCGATGTAGCCTAAACCATTCGCGTGAATGTATTCTAAAGGCTGTATAGGCAGATCGTAATGCGAGCCACCTTCTTGCCGATCTAACGGTCTTTCTTCTTCGTGATCTTCTGCTACCCACACTGGTAATTCTCCTGAAGCTGCAATGTTTTTCATTTATTTGGCTGTTATCCGTTTCTCGTAGTCTGCGTAGTCATCGCTCCACCAGGGTGGTCTTTCTCGATACTTCCACTCTGCAAACGTACCCTTGTCGAGGTGATAATAATCACGATACGACTGGATTGGATTGTCATAGTCTTTCAACTCGTCAGGCATAGCTAGACCGAAAGTAGTGAACCCCTTGCGAGGCATATTCTCAGGCTCAGGTAGTTTATTTACTACTTGTGCAATCGACTTGTGGTCTTTACCATAGCGATAACGGTATTCTTCATTGAGTGCATTGCCATAGCAGTGTGTCCACTCAAAATTGTCTAATGATGAACGCACCCAGATAGTGCAAGGGTGATTATACATCATTGGTAAATAAGGTGTTAAGGGTCGCTCTTCTGGTGGAAGATGCTTGATCTCTTTCTTGAGAGCGTTAAGGTGATCTCGCTCATCTTTCTCAAGCGCACGAGGTATAAAGCCTAGATGTTTATCAATCCAGATAGCTGTGCATAACAACTGTGCTACCTCGAGAGGCATCTTGACGATATGTTTATCTACATGGTACTCGGCACACTTGTCGAGGTCTTTGTCTAAATAAAATAAGTTCATGTACTTTCCCTAAAATTTGAACAACTATTATATCAATTTTTAGCACCTGTGTCAAGAATTATATAGTGGTTTGTTCCAGAAATTGTAGTTTATACTATGTCTTTTTCCAGATATATATTTAGATACTCTATGCCAGACTGCGGGTTTTAACAATACCAGCATACCTGTTTCAGGAACTATTACTTTTTTATCTATCTCTAAATTAGCCCCTTCTAATTTATGTATATCTAAATACATAACACAACTACAAAGAGGAAAAGAAAGTTCTTCTGTCGTATTAAAGAGTTCCTCATCTCTATCTTGGTGCCAGTCTGGTAGTTGATTATAGTCTGCATGAAAAGACCACTGCTCCACTCCCCCTATTTTTGGTATCTCTGTAAAAGTACGTGCTTCTTCTAATACTTTTTTGTGTAGAGAGGTCATCTGACTTAAAGGTATAAAAGTACTCTTGTCTAGACAGGATATAGATACTTGTTTTAAATGTAATATTTCTTCTTCCGATAAAAAATTTTCTACTAATTTGTACATTCTGCGGTCCACACTGTTAATGCGTATTTTTTCCCTGCGGTTAGCTCTTTGCATTCGTGTAGATGTGTAATGTTTCCTGGCCAAAGCAAAAGATCTCCCACGTCTACATCTTTGTTATTATAATTTTTTCTAGGAAAATTCAGGAGTGCTCCTTCGTATTCATCATTTAGTTTTACACTGCCTGTTATAAAACTGGTATCGTGGTGAGGTCTAAGACTTGTTTGAGTGTCTATAGTATACCTAACTACGAACATGTTTAGTACTTCAAAAGGGGATACCTGCCAAAACTCTTGGGCAAGAGGGTATATCTCATTTTCAAGATGTTCTTCTAACAGGGAATATAGGTCTGGAAAATTACTTTTTAAATGTAGGTCTTGTGTAAAATATTCCTCATCTCTATGGTTAGAGGTCCACTTACCTCCGTTCTCTATACAGGATACGAGTAGGCGTACCCCCTCAGGAGTAAGAAACTTACACTTAAGAATGTCTTCCCCTACCTCTTCTAATACGGGAAAAGGGTAAAATATCTCATTCAACGGAGATACCAATCGCACCCGCAGGGTCGTCGTTGATGGTTACGTTTCTATAATATACAATCACTTCGCCTAGCTGATTAATATATCTTTTAAGTTCTTGCGTGTTGTACGCCATTAGTTCGTAGTCGGCAACACTCATGGCTACAAATACAATGTCTCCGCCATGTTTCTTTTTAATATCTTCTATGAATTTGTCAAGATAGGTACGATCTTCGTTTGCTATCTTTTTATCTGATACGACATACCATCGAGGCTCTTTCAACTCGACAGGTCGTGGTAAGGTAGGCTGTGTGATGTTTATTTGCACAGGTTTTGTGATAATCTCTACTTCCCTAGCTTCTTGAGGAAAGAGAGAACAACCACTAATTGTTAAGATTGCTAATGCGCTTACTATCGGCTTCAATCGCATTAAATACCTCCTGGGTTCCGTTATTGACTCGTTTTTCTACAAGTCCGGGTTTAGCACTAGCAAGTTTGGCAAGGCTGTGTCTACGAAAGATATCGAGATACTCTGCTTGTTCCTGCTCGTACTGTTGATTCTTTTTTGTGAGAGTATTCAGGCTCTCTTGAGTTTTCTGAATGTTTTCCTCAATTCTACGTATGGTCTCTACTTGCTCTCTTACGGCAAGGTCTAAAGCAGTATTTTCTTCAAACAACTCTTTATTCTCTACTTTTAGAGGTACTACGCTGAGGTAATAAAAGGCGTAACCGGAGACTGCCATAGCCCCGATTACACCTAATAGTACTTTAGACATTTTCTAAGCGCTCCATAAGTCGTTCTGCTCTATTGCCTACTTGTCGGAACCAACGTGAATCACGTCCTTCCGTTGCTGCAGTAGCCCAGTCCTCATTATCGATTGCTTTTCTCATGTTTTTAAATTTAGATAAGCGGGTACGTCCAAGATTAAACATCATGTTGACTAGTATCTCTTGTACTTCCCCTGGAAAGCCGTCCCATTGGTCATAGAGAGCTTGACACTCGCTAATCGCAATATCTAAGTCTGCTTGAAAGGCTTCTGTAACACGCTCCTCGGATATGGGTGTATCAACATCTAATCCGAACTCTGGATCATCATCTTTAATGAGGTGTCCTATCCCGAAGGTTGGATACCCCAAATGGTCTAGGTATACTGCGTGTACTATACCTTCATCTATTGCTAACTGGCTTTGAACTTGTTCTCTATTCATGGGATCTCCTTATTAAATTCCGTATTGTAAACTGGCGAAATAAATCACTGGTATTGGTAGTGTGAAAGCTACTATTGCAGATAATAAGTTGCATAGTAAACAGACACGCTCGTTCTCTCGAAATCGCATTCAAGTTCTCCTATAATTTTTGACTCTTGTTAATCTATATTAACGTATTTAGGTAATTCAGATTCTGGAAGGTTTTGCTTCAGACTGATACATAAGAGACCTCGCTCCATGTATGCTTTGTCTAACTCAATATACTCTCCAACTTTAAAGGTTCGTGTAAAGCATTTACCGCTCAAGCCTTTATGAAGATACACTTCATCACTTGGTGCTTGTTGCTTACGCTTGCCCTGAATCTGTAATACGTTCTTGTGTAGGCTGATTTCTAAATCCTTCTTGTCCCAACCTGGTATAGCAAGCTCAATTAAGTAACCTGTTTCACCGGTCTTTACGATATTGTATCGTGGGTAGCCATTGTCAAAAGTATTATTAAGGAACTGGTCGTGCATTCGGTCAAACCCTAGAAAAAATTTCGGCAGGTCTGCCATTGATAACTGTTGTGTAGTAGTCATTTTATATCTCCGTACGCCCTTTCGGCACGCTCTGTGTCTCCTTTCGGTAGACGGGTTAAAACAACGCACAGTTTCCTGTGCGCTGGTATTCTATTTAGAGGCTTGTTTTACACCACTCTCAGCTTTCACTGATTTAACGTATTTTACACCTCTATATGTCATAGTATAGTTCATCGTATTTTTCTCCGCTATCCCCGAAGGGACTCTGGTTTCTTTTACGATTCTTTTAACGCATGAACCAATGCGAGCCCTTATAAGTGTGCTAGACTAATAACTAAGTACGCCACGCTTTACAAGCTCATTCTTATACTTGTTCTTTAGCTTTGGCTTTGTATTGTCGTTTTCGTATGCTTTCACGATCTCCTCTGTAGAAGTAGCGTGAAGGTAGAAGTGTCTCTTACCTACGATTTTACGATTTACAATTTTGTTTTCTGATTCTTTAAATTTAGCTGGCATTTTTATGTTCCTGATTATATTCGTTTTTGAGTAAGTTAAAGGCGTTTTCTGCAACACCTTTATTGTATGTTGTTAAGTACACTGTATATGTGTCTTGCACTTTATATTTTGTATCTGCTACTAATCCGTCATTATATTCGATAATTTCTAGCTTATTCTTCACTCTCTACCTCTAGCATTCCCTGATCGACTAAATGCTCGATCGTTGTTTCGATACCTTCTTGTCTACCTAAGTTGTAGCTTGTCATACCACAACCGATGAGACAGAATATAAATATAGCAATTTCTATCATAGTTCCTCTCCGTTCTTGGATTTGTATTTCCATCTCAGAATGAGTATTATACGCACAAATAAGCACACAGTCAAGAACTTTTTCTCAAATCCTGAATAAATTTCCAGTCTTTAAGCTGGGATTATACACCAAAACAGCTCACCTGTCAACAACTATTTTTGAGGAGTTAGAAAATAATACTTGACAAAAGACCTTCCATTCGATATAATACTCGTCTATGAAAAAATATAAAAAGCAACCTTGGACACTAGATGAACGCAGAATCTTGTCTGAGTACTACTTTACATTGAATTTAGAGGATATGGCTTTCATGCTCCCCAATCGAACGGAGCAGGCTATAAAGAATCAAGTTACTTACTTACGTAAGAGAGGTTATAGGTTTAAGAATGGGAACAAATGACATAATTGCGATAACGCTACTGTGTATATTTTTATGGTGGTACACACATGAAGATTGATGTACGCAACGGAAAAGTAGACCAAGCTCTACGAAAGTTCAAACGCAAGATTATGGACGACAATCGCCTATTTGAATACCGAGAACGAGAATACTACGAGAAGCCTGCTCAAAAGAAGAAAAGCAAGAAGAAAGCCGCGATTATGCGTGAGAAGAAAAGACAGGAAAAGTTTTGGAAAGAACGTAAATAGGACTTGACAACTTGCCCAAAGAGGCGTATAATACTTTTATAAATCGGAGAAAATACAATGATGAATTTAAGCATTAGCAAAAACGTACCAGACCAATACCTTGATTTTATTGATAACTGCGTGAACGCCTTGTTTCCCAACTGGGACAAGCCTTATGATATTTTTATTAATTTTGATAAATTTGTAGATGATGATGGAAGTCATGCTGGCTTTTGCATGGGTGATGAAGAAGAATCAGTAGTAGATATTGCTACACACCACTACTATGAATGTGGTGAAGAAGCTCGCTATACACCCGTAGAGATTGCACAAGCCCTAGCACACGAACTAGTACACGCGAAACAGTTTGCTAAAGGTCAGATCAATATGGTAGATCATGTGTGGAAGCACAATAAAGAAACTATTGATTGTACTGGACTAGAGTATGCTGACACGCCTTGGGAAGTCGAGGCTTATGCTTATGAAACTATATTAACAGATCTATTTTGGGAGACTAAATAATGGGAGTACTAGATTTTATTATGAGCACTGCACTACTAATGATTATGGCTTCAGGAGCTTACTGCCTTTTTGAACAGGCTAGATACGAACAAAAAGAGTGGGAGAAACGCAGAAGTGAGCGACAAGAAAGAAACGACTAAAGAATGCCCGAACTGTGGCAATACACACCTAATTTTATTAACCAGCTTACAACTCAAGCTGTGTACAGACTGTCGTACTGAGATATCTTGGTACTTAGACAAAGGACAGAAACCTTTATTATGACACCACAAGAAATTGTAGACTATAAAAGACGTTGGATGGGAACTACTAGGAATGAAATAAAGATTCACAGTGACTATCATCGTGCCACACGAGCCTGGTTAAAGGATCATGTACCGAAGCATCAGTGGCATCTTCAAGAACATACAAATGTATATGAGTCAACAGTAGTTTTTGAAGAAAAAAACCACCAAGATTCATATTTACACTGGTATGGTGATAAACGTGCTTAATAAGTGGTGGCGTATTTGGGCTAAGTCTCTTGGCGAAAAGGTAGGAGAGACCGATAAACAAGCGAACGTAGTTGCTGGAATAAGAACATTTTGGTGGCTCGTTCATATATTTACTTGCTTTATGATTATACTAGGCAACGCAACAAACTTGGGGTGGTTAAATTGAAACAACTGGTTATCGCAACACCAAAAGGCTACAAACCTATGCCTTCAGAATGGGTTTACATGACAGTAGAACAAAAGATTGAGTGGTTAGAAGATATGGGTCATACTGACCTTGACGATGATTTTACTATCGAGGCGAGTATACAGGCTGTGGCATGAGCCTAGTAAAGAGAGATGGTCAGTGGTATTACAGAAACTGGCTAGGGCTAATGCAAAGTCCTTACTTTAATTCAGAGGCGGAAGCCAAAGCGTGGAAGGAGAAGTTTAAATGAAACTAATTGAAGAAGCAGGGCTTTGGTACTGGAAAAATAATAAAGGCGTAACAGTCAGCCCCAAGTTTGATAGCAAAGCACGTGCTGATGAGTGGTATGGCTTGCATGACACCTGGCTAGAACGCCCAGCTATCATAAGATAGTTCTTGACAGTTTAGGTGATTTGACGTATAATACTCTTATAAATTGAAAAACAAAGGATAACTTATGCAACGAATCAAAAACTTCTTACTCAACAACAGTACAGGTATTACACTGGGACTAGGCTTGTCTAATCTTTGGACATGGTTTTTCTTTGACCCTGACGTAATGTTTCTTTTTG